GAGCATAGCCAAATACACGAGCATTACCACATATACGAGCATAGTTAAATACACAGGCATTATCAAATATATAAGCATCATCACATATACAAGCATCATCACATATACAAGCACTATTACCTACCCGAGCATTACCATATACACTAGCATTACCATGTACATAGACACTATCATATGCCTTGGCATTACCATGCACGCAAGCATCATCAGATATCCAAGCATTATCAGATATACGGGCATTACCAGATATATGGGCATTATCAGATACACAAGCATTATCACATACACAGGCGTCACCACATACACAAGCATAATCAAGTACACGAGCATTATCAGATATATTGGCATTACCAGATACACGAGCATTATCAGATACACGAGCATTATCAGATATATAGACATTACCATATACCTTGGCATTATCACATACGCAAGCATCACCAAATACCCAACATTGTTCCTTTTGACTGAGATTTTCTTCTTTTTCAACCCAACCGCCAAGATCACCAGCTTTTACATTTCCAAAATCAATTAAAGCCTTAATTCTATATAAGATTCTTCCATTAGTTTCTTTAGTTTCTTTAGTTAACTCATACTTTTTCATAAAATTACCTCTTTTCTTATTTTCTATAAATATTATATCATATTTCATGAAAAATGTCAAGTACTTTTATTCATTTAGCATATCTATTCTAACTTTACTTAATTTCTTCAATATCAAATTCAAATTCATTATTTATTTGATAGCACTCTGGAAACAAATAAATTTCCTTTTCTATTAGCTTATCATATTGCTCTCTTGTAATTAATACTGGTTCATTCTTGGATACAAGGTTCCATTTACCACAAATTGGACATTTTGACTCATAATCTCCATATCCTCTCATATCATTAGCAACTGGTTGAAACTCATCGTCTGCCCAAAGTGCATTGCAATGTGTACATTTTAATAATCTCGCTCTCGGTACTTCATTTAAAACATATTTCATTTTTATTCTCTCCTTTTCTTAACTTCTATAAATATTAGAACATAATCCATGAAGATTGTCCACTACTTTCCACTTCAGCCTTCAACTTTTCTTTACTAAAAGACAAAATATCACCCATGAATTCATAGGTATCATCGCCGCCCTCTAAGCAACCAATGATTTCATCTTCCTTCATTTCAATCTCTTCTTCAATCAAGTAATCCATATAATTGAATGCCTCGATAATATCTCTCATTTTCTTAGTCCCAACAATAGGAATTTCAACATCTTCATAACAACTATCAAGAATTTCATTAATATAATCTTCGGCAATTACATCAACAAGATAATCATAAACAGAATCATAAGTATAATATCCAATTTCTTCGTTATAATCATAAAGTTTACCAAGCTCTTCTTTCATCTTAATCTCCTTTACAAATTTAAACTTAAAACTATTAAACTATTTGATAACAATCTGGATATAAATAAATCCCATTTTTAGTAAATTCCTCATATTGTTCTCGTATAATTGGCAAGGCTTTATTTCGAGATATCCAAAGAAAGCTTTCGCAAATTGGACACAGTACTCTATAATCTCCTTTTTCTTTCTCCCACTCACTCGCATAAGTAGTGGCTCGATACTCGGTATCTGCCCAAAATGCTCCACAGCTTCGGCAGTAAGCTAATCTTGCATTTGCCTTATATAATACATATTTCATTTCAATCTCTCCTTTAATGCGCTGCCAAGTCAGCTTCGTGAACTATCTCTAATAATTTCCAAAATTCTTCTCCATAAAATTTTTTCTTCTTATCTATTGCTGCTGCGCCTTCAAAAAATATCATATGATTAGAAATAAGATTTGCGATAAGAATAAGTTCTTCTGTTGGAGTAAAGCCTTTAAAATGAGCTAAAAAGTCATAAGCAGAAACATTCTGATGAAAATAGTAATGAGCATCAATAGTAGGTTCGCCCTTCATATTATAGAAAACTTTTACTTTATACTTAGATACATCATGATACTTTGCGGCAAAATAGAGAACTGAATAGTTATCATTTATAAAGGCATCGTCACAATCTCCATATTTCATTTCTATATAATCTGCCGCGGCATAGCAATGCATACCACAACTGAGTTTATGGTGTGGATTGTCGTGATCACATCTTGCATTTTCTACAAGTATATCATCTATTCTTACTAAACTGTCACAACTAATAATTGAAATAGAATCAAATCCTTCTTCGTAAGCAGGAGGTTGAAAACTTTTAAACATTCTATCCATCGCATACTGAGGAACAACTCTATCACGAGATTTATTACGCTTACAACAAACTTCAAAGGGAACTGCAAATATAGTCGCTCTCTTCTCACAATTATTGAACTGTTTAAGAAAAGCAATTCTACGCTTACGAGAAAGGTTAGTCGCATCTATAATACAATGCTTATTATCTTTAATCGCGGCTTTAGCTCTTTTAAAAACTTCGTTAAAGACCTCTTGATTATGGGACTGGTCCTCTTCAGAGCCATAAAGCTCCTTGCGAATTGTATCAGAAGATACAACTATAATATTGGGATTCTGCTTCATAAGATTTTTTGCATATGTTGACTTACCACAACCAGGCTAAGGAAGCCCGATTAACATTTCGATAATCGCAGCCATTTATACATCACTCCTTTTTCTCATTTACTATAATAATTATACCATAAAATATAGAAAAAGTCAACTCCCTTTTGAGAGTTGACTTTTAATTTACTTTTCTTTATATTTAACACCGATGTCTATTGCTTTTGCATCAATACTATTCTCTACCGCCACCCAAACATCACTATCTGCCTGGGGAATTATTGTATTCTCACACTTACAACTGCAGTTACACTCTTTTTTCTGTTCAAAAGGATTATTCCCATTAAGCATCATCATCATAAGCATATCATTTGTATTGCCCTTATCACCCATAAGCATATACATCATCATAGGATTACTAAAATCAACCTTTCCGCCGCCAAAAGCAAGCATCATCATAAGCATATCATTAGAATTCTTAGTGTCGTCGCCGCTCATAAGTATAAAGGGAAGAATATTGCCAAAAGGATTATCAGCAGTTGCAGTAGTACCAAGATTCTCAAAAGGATTCATTATCTTTGTGTAGAAGCTGAAACCAAAGATAGAGGTCTCAGGAATTACACTTACAATCTCCTTAGTCCAAGGCTTTGCAACTTTGATTTCAGTAGGTGTTACAGAATTTACAATTACCCAAGCATCGTTGTGCTTAATTACATCGCCAGTCTTAATCTGATCTTTGCTTACAGGCATTGCAAACATAGGCATGTCCATTACCATGTTAGCAACGTTAGTGAAAGTAAAATCAGGGTTATAACATACGTAGTCACCATCTGTGGTCTTAAATGCAATACCCTTCATTGAGTACTTAATATCATTAGTCTCAATCTTACCAAACTTCATATTCTTAAACATATTACCAAATATACTTGTATTCATATCATTTCCTCCTAAATTAATTATATTTGTTTTATTTTCATCACAACTATAAGCATAGTCAGTGTTATCAATCTTATCATATGAGTATGAGATAATTCCCTTTGATGCATTAACAACATCTTCACTAAGAGTGAAACCTATGTCCCCACCAAAAGTGAGGCCAGTACACTTTGTTGCAACTGTTTTTATTGTACTATCTTCGATTTTATTTAAAATCCGTGGAATAACGTATTTTTTATTTGTCGAAACAATTTCTCCAGCAATCTTAATTCTCTCAATAGTCTTAAGTGACTTATTTTCTATAAGTTCCGCATCGTCTTTGTTTTCTACTCCAACAATTTCGTCACATTGTAGCCTTACACCATTATATTCTGGTATCTTTTTATCCATATTCCATACTTGAAAGATAGTTCCTTTTTTAATCACACTATCTTCAGGACTTGCCGCAACATAATAAGCATATGTCTTTGTGTGCTCACTAAACTCTCCCTTTGCGGTTTCAAATCTACAATAAATTATCGTTCCATTCAATTCCTTTTCTCCTTTCTCTTGTTTTGGTGTTTCAATAGTGAAAAGATTTCCATTTTCATCTGGCTCCACTTCCAACGTAAAAGTTCCATTTTTAGAAATGGGCATCGAATGACAACATAAATTGTCACAATAATTCGTGTTTTGTTCCAAAGTTATATTTGAAATTTTAGTTCCATTTTCATCAATAGCATAACAGCTTACAATATTACCAATTTGATTAAACATTCTCTCCTTTCGTCACCTCATTCATTTTATTAGTAACTATTGTCTTTTTCCCAAGCATTAATTATTTCGTCTTTTGTAAGAGCCCATCCATGACCATAGGTTTGTATTGTATATGTGTTGAAATCAGGACCAGGCCAACCCCAAATATAATAAAATGTCTTTTTATCATTTGCCCATACCAAGCTTTTTGTATCAATTTGAATTATTTGTTCTTCAATATTTATAGTTGGATCTACACTGGGGCTATACATTAAAGAAAAAATAAAATCTTGAGACATAACCCAATTATAATAATTATTATTATCAATAATATTATTTGTTCCCATTACTCTCTCCTTTTGTCACCTCATTCATCTTACTAATAATCGCCGCCTCAACTTTTCTCCAAGTATCATTGAGCAATGTTACAACTGCAACACAATCTTTTCTATCCTTATAAATCGCATAAGAATAGCCTTGCTTTCCCTTGAGTGTTGCATTGTGATTATCTCTTACATATCGAAGATAGTCAGGATAACTAAATCCCAAAATTCTCGCCGCCACAATATTAAAACTTCCAGACTGACATCCTATCAGAGAGAATATTTCATCTGTAAGTCTTACCATATATTCGCCTTCATTACAAGCTTCACTAACCATAAATGCTCTCATATAAAGATTCCTTTCTGGAGTTTCTCCATATCTTCCTTTTCATCATTCATAATATGAGTAAGAAAATACCCCAATTGTGCCGCCCCATCAAACGAATTAATCTTATCCATAGAAATTATGCTGGGGCGGCCACTGAATACTTCAACAACTCTGTCTGATTTACAAACATAACCGGGGATAATATATTTACTTACAGTTGAAGCGGATATTCCAAGAGCTTTAGCAACATGGGATTTGGTCCCAATCTCGCAGTAAAGCTCATTGATTTGCTCAATAACTTCATCCGTAATTTTAACTCTTGCCATTACTCAAGCTCCTCTCTAATCCAAACACATTTCCCACTTTTAGCAATATAAAAAATATCATTTTCCATTGTTTCTGGGTATTGATCTACAAGTTTTACACGAAAATCTGCACAATCTCCAAAGTGCTTAAGAAAATTTTTCTTTGTTTCTTTTCTTACTTGATACTTTTCTTCGCCTAATTCATTTATAGTAAAAGTAACAAAATCAAATCTTTTTGCAAGAGTTTTATCTGCCAATATTTTATTTACATCATTCACCTTTTTATACCTCTTTCTCACATTTTCTATATATATTATATCACAGATTAGAGAAAAAGTCAAGCATTAGTGTAGTTCAATAATATCGTTGTAGATAATTCTTGAATTATCAATCCATTTATTTATATGATAATGTCCAAGATAGTGCTTCTTATAATCCACCATCTCAAGAATTTTATCTAACTTCTCGTCACTTACTGTAGGAGCAAACCCTAATTGTTTACAGATTTCACTTCCCCCTGTGTGAGAAATAATGTAATCAACTTGAAAATTATGTGCTGCAAGATTTTCGAGAGCCTGTTCAATTTCATTGTCTGTAATCTGCTCCTGCGGCCACCAAGATTTACCCTCAGTACGCCATTCCTTATCATGACTATCTGCACCATTGATAAAAAGCATTTTCTTTCCATTGATTATATAAATTTCTCCACTAATAGCATAGAAAATAGATGGCTGAATCTGACGAGCCTTGCCGCCAAAAATTTCTACGATAGGATATGTTTCAATCAGCGGAAAATTTTCGTGATTACCTAAGCAACAGAAAGTAGTAAAATTCTTCTCATTAAGCCAGCTCTGCCAGTACTGCTCTTCCTTAGAACCGTCCCACACCAATCCCGCATCGCCGCAAACAATCATGACATCAGACTTATCCAATTCTTTTTGAATTGGAAAGCGATGAGTTGCAAGTTTGCAGATATCAATTGATTGATGTAAATCTCCCGTTACATAAAGTTTATTCATTTTGTATCTCCTCTTTCTTTACCCACTTGGTTACAACAACTTCTTTAGAAACAACTTCTTCAGCAGTTTGTCCCCAAAAATAATTGTCCTGCATTTCTGTTTTTCCTCTTTCATAAGAAAGACAAAAATATCTGTCATTTACTTTTATAATTACTTCTTCAATTATTCTCCATCTACTTTCATCACAAGGAGATGATTCAATCAATTCAATATCATAATTCTCACAAATAATTTCTTTAACTTCTATCTCTGTTAGTTCTTTCTTATTTAAGATCTTATCTTTTAAGTGTTTATCCTTAATATCTAAATAATCTTCCCAAATACTACTTGGGTCAACATAATTCCACTTAAGAATAGAATCTCTTGTAAATACAACTTCAAATTCAGAAACTTCTCGCACATTTGTAACCTCAAATTCGATAACTGAATAACCCATAGCTTCCATTTCAATAACATCTTGTGTACTGAACCAAGCCTTAAGTTTCTCAGGTGTATCAGTTGCAGAGAACCAATTCTTACCGCCCTCTCTGTAGAAATCACTGTCCTCCATTGGCATGTCCTTGCATTTGCCATCAGAGAGATATTTAAAAACAGGATTCACTGTTCCATTAAAGTTTCTCCAAATACCATGTTCTCTACATAAATCTTCAACTCTATATACTTTCATTACTCTTCTCCTTTCTGAAAGTGCTTAATAACCTCTTCAATATTAACTGGTTTATAGTTATGTCTCTCAACACAAGCACAGAAGTGCCGCGGCCCATAAGTCTCAAACATCTTAGAATCATGAACATGACCAAAGAAGTTTACATAAGGAGTACGACTATCACAAATAAATGGCTGTGGCTCATGGGAAAGAACAATAAAATCTTTAATGATAATTGGGTGATCATATACTTCCTTAATTCCAGCGTCACGATACCATTGGTTCTTCATATGGTCATGATTACCTTTGATAAGATAAATATTACCATTGAGACGAGAAATAATTTCCGCCGCAACATCCTTCTTTCCGAGAATAAAATCACCCAGATGCCATACTTTATCATCTTTCTTTACTACATTATTCCAACGCTTAATCATTTCCTCATTCATTTCATTAGCATTGAAAAAGGGACGATTACAGTATTCAATAATATTGGCGTGTCCTAACCAAAATGACTATCACTTGTAATCCAAACATTAGTCATTTTTATTCATCACTCCTTTTCTCATTTTCTATAATAATTATACCACACTTTAAAA